AATATAGTGCGCAGAAAAAACGCAGAATTTCCCCAAAGATTCATCCATCGCATACAAAATAGCAGACCTTCTTTTATGCATTTTAACAATAAATTTTCCAATTCTTTTCCAGTAAAATCCACATTTAGTCCACATTTACACATTAACATTTAACAATTTATATCTATATTTTTTATGCATTTTATACAAATATTATATTTGTCAACACATAGCATGTCGCACAATAAATTAATATAATCATTGGCTATTTTACAAGTAGACAAAACAACACGCTAATGATATAATGTAATCACAATAACACAGGAGGCGAATTAAAATGGAAAGGCTATACAAGGTGATATGGACACATGACGGTAACATATGCACAAGTTATATAGTCGCAAAATCCAAGCAGGCAGTCATGAAAGAATATGCACAGTTAGGCGATATACTATCTATAACCAATATATCAACAAAGCATTATGTACGACAATCAAGCATTACACAAGCGTTACAAGATGCTGGATATAACAAGTTAGAGATATATTATATTAATGAGATATTGCGTAGGCATTGCAACAGCTATATTAATGCATTATAATTGGATCAAGGAGGTGATAATTAATGTATTATGACACATTATCAGATTTATGCCGTATATTGTATCAATCTCGTAACCGTATTACATGCAAGCAATGGGCACAGTTGTCAAGATCAGCCCGTAATATGTGGCTTACAGTCAATCTTATTCACGCCAATTCTCGCAAATTGCACAACAATTAAATGTAATCATTGTTGATTATACCAGTAGACAAAGAATAAAAATAATGCTATACTATAATCAAGATAAAGAAAAGGAGATAGAAAAAAATGACAAAGTTAATGAACGGTAACGAATGCATCGCAGTGGTTATTGGAAAACTTACGCTAGAAGAAATGGTGGCATTTTGTAACATCCAATTTGTTTTTGACGAATCGGAGAAAACTCCAGAAAATTACTATTTCGATGATTTGAGGGTATGTTATGAATAGTTATTGGTTGCGCAGATGGAGCCGTAAATTAGGGTGGATAGACGTATATCGGTCAGCGGCTAATATAACGCCTCTATTACTATCGGAATTAGGGAGGCAGTACAAAACAAATGGAAGAGAACGTCTAATTTTTATAATCAAGGTGAATTAATCATGAAAACAGTGCAAATCGACGCAGGAAGAAATAATATTTGTTATCTAATAGACGCAAAGACTTGTCATATAGTATCACAACTTTATTCTGTAACCCCTATTAATGCAAGGCGTATGTTAGATTTTGAAGGTTTATTAAAAGAATATAAAAATATGGATAATTTGTTTGTATTGCATAATAACCATATTTATAACTCGCAAAATACTCTTATTTTCTAAATTTATCAATTTGGCGGCATGAGCCATAATCATGCACAAAGAAAGGAAAAGACATGACTTACGAGGAATTTGCCACTATAAACATTGTCGCATTTGCCAAAGTGCACGGTATTAAGCCAAACACGCTCAGGAATGCAATCCACAAGCCGATTCCTAACGAAATCTACAATCCAGATGCGGTGAACGTAGAATCGGTAAAGGCTCTTTTGGACAAAAACGGCATTGATATCTCTGTACTCAATTCGGAAGATTATGCTTTTGTGCGTCAGCGTAAAGAGAGGCCAGAACTTAAAATCGGAAATTTCTACTATATGAAAAGCTATACGGAAACAAAGGAATTTGATGGGATTGAAACTACTGTGAATATTCCGTTAGAGCTAGTAGCCTTGTCCGACACATACGTATGCCTTGAAGAGCCTAACGGGACATTTCACGCTTACAAAAAGGATATTTTTGAGAGTAGAGCAACTCTCGCGGAGGTATAATATAAGGAGGATATGCCCTCCTATGAAAATAGGGGGGCATTTATTCATTATGAATAGTATGAGTTTTCAGCAATATTCTGAAATTTGCAAAACAGGTAAAGTATTGCGTTCTGAACTGTCAGATTATAAAGACAATTATTACAGAATTAAGACCGTAAAAAATTCAGGAAAAATATATACATTTTTATTTGTCAACGGAGAACTAGCCATGTCTTATACGGAGGAAAATAAATGAAATATATATTTGTTTCATTCATGGTGGCATTATCAGTCACTATATTTGGATATGCACTATATAAATATTACAAAGCTAAAATGCATATGTACCAAAAAATCGGGTATTACTATGCAGTAAAAGCTAACAACGAAATTATATTAACACGTATGGTGCAAGGTGGTAATCATGATACAGACATTGTATAGGATTATTTTAGAAAATGTATGGCAAATATACATTTTAGCATTTTGTATTATATTCGCTATAATTTCTGTGTGTATAGTTTCGCACAAAGGAGGAAAGAAATAAATGAAATCTTATACTGTAGCAGCAGAAGTAGAGCTAAATAACGCAGCCGAATGTACCGCGATAGAAGGATATTATAAGCTACTGGTAACAGCAAGAAATCTTTTGTCTCCTAATGAATATGAATCTTTCAGGGAAGATATTGACGAAATAATTTCAGACGAAATGAACCATAGAGAAAAGTTGTCATATTGGAGTACAGTTTTTAGCGAAATAGAGGCAGCCAATGACTGATTTTGTTTTACGGATGAAGCGAATGTCAATATTATACAACATAGATATTGACGTAAATTTTAAAGATCAGATCATAACGGTAACAGACGATAAAGGCAACTTCGTAAGTCAGTTTTTTCTTGATGAAAACGATTTTGAAAAGATAGTTGCTGAATGCATGGCAACTTTAAGAAAAAAGACAGCGCCCTGATTAACAGGGCGCTATCTTTTACCATTTTACCAGATTTTTTGTAAATACTCTTCCGGTATAAACGTCTTTGACTGGTTCAGTAGATACAAGTGATACAGTGCCATTTTGTTCCATTTGCCGAATATACAACTTAGAGGTAGTAACCCATCCAGCCATTGTCTGTCCATCAATAAATGTATTGCACCCGGGAGCCATTTTCACAGCGTCCCCAACTTTCAATTCAATCGGTTTGGGTTCGGGTTCTGGTTTTGGGGTGGGTTTTTCATCATCATATTCAACGACATCTGCTTTCAAAAGCAAAGCTTTCAATTCCTCTGCACGTTCTTTGCTATCAAAGCCTTTAATAACTACTGCAAACATATCTTTATCCTCCATATTCAAATAATAATCGACAGTTTGACGAAAACTTTCAATAGATTCATCAAATTTGTTAAAATAAGGGTTGATATCGCTATGATTAGAAGCCAGTCCCATTCTATGCAGCTGTGCATGATCCACGATATTATCACCAGTAAACCCGAACATTTTGCATAGATATACAGCCAATTCTACTGCTTCTGACAACAATTCATCAAAATAACTTTCATTATTTCCATGTTCGCACATTTCTATCCCGATATAGTAATCATTGCCATTTCCATTTTTGCCGGAACCAGAATGCCATCCACGCATATTCCAGGGCAAACATTGGTATGTTGCAATCTGTTGATTATCCAGCCAGCCAATCATGGCGTGGGCGCATTTATCCACGCCCGGGCGGTTCCAGTGATTGTTATAGGCGTTTGGCCCCAGTTTTCCGTCATCAGGGCCAATATACCGATGCAAATACGGGTTATCGGCTGCGGTAGTATGCATACAGATACCCACTGGCTTCAACGGTTTGCCCTGTTTATAGCAGTCGTTTTCAGTCAAGTAATACTTTACAAGATGCATATTAATTCCTCCTTAATCCAAGACATTGGAAAATTTTAAAAACTTGTTGTTTAACGGACTGGTTATCAAAGTACATTCTTCCCATTTTAAAAAATTCTATGATAACGTTTGTTTGTCCGCAAGCATTCGCGCTTTTGATAAGGTAATATTTTGGTTCATGATCTTCGGCTGTTAACGAGAATTTCCATGGTGCATTTTTGTAAGGCACATATGAAGCATAAATATACATACCTTTCATGTAAAAGTATACAGTTGTGTCCATGTATTTAATTGCAATTATGCATTTGGAATCGGAAGGTCTTTTTTGAATAAACTCGTCATTATCCTGATAAAATTGACCCATAATTGCATATTGTCCATATGGAGTTTTATTCATTATACTGCCCATCCGGGATAGAGATTTAGCTTTAGTAAATGAATTTCCTTTATACATTTCAACGATAATATCATTATTATATTCTTTATATACATTGAAACGTTTATCAGGATTAACAGCAAGCTTGAAATAGTCAAAATATGGATTAACCATTGAAATAGTATTCGCAAACAGAAATACTCTAAGAAGGTCGTGTAATTTTTCAGTATCTCTAAAGCGGTTTATTGTTTCTACTAAGTCAAAAAAGCTATGAACTTCGTTAGGTAAGTAATGATAATTTGATTTATCAATAATAAATTCATCTACGCACATTTTATTTACTTCCGGAAAAGGGACAGACTTTAGGGCAACCTGAGAAGCTAACGGCGCATAGTAGCCAGCGACTTCTTTGTCAATTAAGAATTTACCGCCTTTTTTGCCGCCGCTTACTAAAAATGAGTGTTCGGGATAAAAACTTGCTATATCATTAAAAAAGGTAGAAATATTCATTAACTCAGTCTGGTATCTTCGCACATACATAAATTGTTTACCTGTTTTTAAAAAGTCGCTGATAGCATAATCTTTAAATGCAAAAGTTTTACCAGGGCCACGGTTACTTAACACAAAATTAATTAAAGCATTTCGTGTAAGCAGCGGTTCTATATTATAATGTAAATTATCAGTATGCATATTATCACCTATAAAATTGGGTGCCCTCTGCCATGACATTTTAACGCACGACAGAGGGCTGAGAAAAGGATGTAGAAATCAGACATATGCAATAGCCAATTTGTACACACCCTGCAAGTGTCTCCAATGGTAGGCCCAACTTAATGGGTGCAGTTCCCACCATACTATTGGACATGATATGCACTGCCTGACACCATTATTATACTATAATATATGCAAAAAATCAAGCTAGATAAATGTAAATAATGCATGTAAAAATTTTTAATTTTTACTTGACATTTTAGCGCAGCTATGCTATACTGTAGATAGATCAAGAGACAGGCGCTTGATTGAATAAAATTCATAAAAGGAGATTGTATCATGACCGAAGAAATCATCGATAAGGAAACCGGAGAAGTTATGCCCATGGACGAGTTGGAAGTAGGAACCGTAAGCATTATTCCCATGCAAGACGCTTTTGTCCATAATAGCGACAATATGGTTATGTGCACCTTTGACACGGATGGTTCCAAAGAATCCAAACTCCGGCTTCATAAGATCAAAGCCAATCCTGATGAAAGATTGCAAGACCATATCAACGAAAAAATCACTGTTACCGGTTTTGTGGCGCATTGGGTAGAAACCAAAAATGAGAGAACCGGAGAAATCACGCCTGCACCTAGAATTATCTTGATTGACGACAAGGGGACCACTTATACTTGCGTGTCTATCGGAGTATATAATTCTCTGAGGAATATTGTGATGGATTTGTGGCTACCTTCGGAAGAAGAACCCATTGTCATTATCCCACGTAGAGTAAAAGGGAAAAACCGTTATGAGTTCACAAGCCTTGAAGTAAGCGAATAAAAACTCAGATTCCCGGTATGAAGCCTGACATACCGGGAACTTTTTCTCAGGAGGTTTTACAAATGGGAGCCTATCTAACACGTGGCGGAATAGCGTTAAATATCAAAGAATCGCCTTATAAAGCATCCATAGAAAATTATGAATTTATGTTTTCATCAAGATTATATATGGATTCATTTATAAGAAAATTGCCTGAGTTTGAACAGAAACTTGGATATTATATTCTTATTAAAACTCATGGATATTGTGACGTGCATTTATCTGCTGCTATTATTTTATATGAAAGCATTGAAAAAAGAGGGTTCTATATCATAAATAAAACAACTGGTAAATCATATGAAAGTATAAATGATTTTAGAATGAAATTGGAGGTGAGTTAATGGCTAATCCAGATGATTTAATAAAAAAGTCGAAAAGAAAGAAACCAGCTAAACGAAAGATCAAACAGCCCAGTGAGCCTATTTCAACTGCTAAAGGCAGACGAAGCATGCCGGAAACATCTGTTAATAGTTCAAAAATTAGAAAATCAAGAACTCAAAACGCTACAGAAAACTTTAAATTAAATAAACAGCAGCAAGCGGAATTGACTAAACTTAGAAAACGTGCCAGTTCAAAGCAATCCAGAATAAAAAAGCGCTATGGCTATGACATACAAAGGCCAGTACATGGACGAAGCTTTGCAACAGATCAAGAATACCAACAGTTTATCAGACAATTACAAGACTACACTTCGCGAGAATCGCACAAATTTCAAAAGATAGGTACAGGCGATTCATCTTTCTTTGTGCCGTCTGAAGAAATTCAAGGCATCAACGATCTACTGAAGAAATACGAAAATGAGCGTATGAAGTTTTATAAAAACGTAGCAGACAAAGATATAATCGCAGGAGGGCAATTACAGCCTGATAATACTGTTTTGCTACGTGCAATGATGAAAAAAGAAACTCCCGGTTCAACATTCTATGATTTACTACACAAACAAACATTTGAGCCAAAAGAGATAAAATCAATCGATGAATTTAACAGAATAAAATCTAGGCTTGAGCGACAATCCAAGTCTGAATATTGGCAATGGCGACAAGAGGTAATGTACAATAATTTTATTGAATCATTGCAAAAACTTTCAGAACGTTCAAACGTGGGGAGCGGTAAATTACAAGAAATGATACGAAGTATGCCTAAAGATAAATTCTTAGAAATGTATTATCGAGCAGAATCAGATCTTTCAAGCGTTTTTAACAACACGCCGGATAGTATGGAATTTTTTGAAAGTGTAATAGACATATTTAATAATGTAGCAAACGCATATTCAATAGTAATGTCTGGAAGATAGCGCAATAAAAACAAAAGGCGGCGCTATTATGATTCATATAATGGCTGACTTTGAAACCACGCCAAAGCGTGATGATTGCAGGGTTTGGCTGTGGTGCGCAGTGGATATCGATAATTTAAATAGGATTTGGTATGGGGAGACAATAGAAGAATTTTTCAACACATTTAAAAACGGACAATATACAATATATTTTCACAACTTAAAATTTGACGGTGAATTTCTGCTATCGTATATTCTAAATGTATTAAAATTTCAATACGCTGAAAAGCCGAATGAGCACGAGTTTAGAACATTAATTAGTGACATGGGAATATTTTATATGATTGAATGCATATTCAGCAAAAAGAACAAGCACGTATCAAAAATAACGTTTTTAGACTCATATAAAAAATTGCCATTTAAAGTAAAAGACATAGCCAAGGCATTCCAATTAGAAGAAACAAAAGGGGAAATAGATCACAGCATTTTAAGGCCACGTGGATATAAGCCGACAAAAGAGGAATTAGAATATGTAACAAATGACGTTATAATTGTAGCCAAGGCATTAAAAATGCAGTTTGAACAAGGTCTATCAGCAATGACAATGAGCAGTGATGGGCTAAAATATTGTAAGCACATTTTAACTGAAAAAGGGTGGCATCATTATTTTCCCGTATTAGATATAGCAATGGACGACGAAATACGCAAAAGCTATAAAGGTGGAGCAGTAATGGTGCATCCTTTAAGAGCCGGAGTAGAGGTATACAACGGACATTCATTTGACAAAAATTCCATGTATCCTTGGGCTATGACGATGCCTATGCCGTGGGGAATGCCATTATTTTTTCAAGGTAAGTATCAAAAAGATGAACAATATCCGCTATTCATACAAGCATTATCGTGCGAATTTAAAGTAAAAGAAGGATTTTTACCGACAATACAAATAAAGAGACATGAACTATACAAGCAAAATGAATACATATCAGAAAGTATAGAACAAACCGTGTTATATCTTACAAGCGTTGATCTGCAATTATTTTTCGATCATTATGAAGTGTATAATATCAGATGGCTATATGGTTACAAATTTAAAAGTGCAATCGGTATTTTTGATGATTATGTAAATCATTGGTATGAAATGAAAAAAAATTCAACAGGTGCAAAAAGGCAAATTGCAAAATTAATGCTAAACGCATTCTATGGAAAAACAGCATCAAGAACGCACATACGGTCAAAAATTCCGTACTTAAACGATGAAGGAATCGTGAGTTATAAACTTTCAGAAGATGAAACAAAAGATCCAGTTTACACAGCCGTTGCATCATTTATAACTTCTTATGGACGGGACAGCGTTATACGCTCTGCTCAATCCGTGGGAGGTTCTAAACCAGATTCGCATTTTTGCTATATGGATACGGACAGCATTCACGTAATCGGTATAAGCGTTGAAGAAATATCTAAATACATCGAAGTTGACAGCAAAAAACTAGGCGCGTGGAAGCACGAATATACATTTGACAGAGCAAAATATATCAGGCAAAAATGCTACATTGAAGAAATCGCGTACAAGAAAGGAACTCAAAGTTATGAAGATTACGTAAAGAAAATGTCAGGCCTTACGCCACAGGAACAGGCAGAGCTAAAATTCACGGAAGGAGAAGAAGCTTATTATACATACGTTAAAAAATGCGCGGGTATGACAGATAACATAAAGTCATTGATCTCATATGAAGAATTTGATCTTGGTTATGAGATAGAAAATGTCAAGCTAAAACCTGTCCGATGCTATGGAGGCGTAGTGCTGGAGCCCACTTCTTTCAAAATGAAGCCCTAATGATCATTGACAAAAAGCTTCCAAAGGTATATAATATAAATAGGTATTAATCCTTATTATAGGAGGCAGAAAGATGAAGGTGGAAACGATCATGGAGGGAATAGCGGCTGGTATTGGTGCGGCGGTGGGTTTTTTCATTGGCCCTATAAACGGATTGCTGGTTGGATTGCTATGCTTTATGGCAATCGATATCATTACCGGAATCATTAACGCTTGCATTCACAAAAAACTAAGCAGTAAAGTTTCTTTTACTGGCCTAGCTAAAAAAGTATTTATTATTTTAATGGTTGGTTTGGCTAACGTGATTGACACAATGATTTTTGCGGAATCGGCTGCTTTGAGAACAGCGGTTATATTCTTCTATATAGCGAATGAAGGTATTTCAGTGTTAGAGAACATTTCCGCAAGCGGCTTACCTATTCCGTCAAAAATCATTGATGCCTTACACGAAATAAAAGGTAAGGGAGAAGATGAAAATGGGAATGATGAAACAGACAGAGATTGAAGAAGCAATCACAACGCTAAAATTAGAAAACGAATCACTCAGAAGCGCATTGGCACAATTATCAACAGATTTAGAATCAAGACAAATCCCCGATATTGAATCAATCATGCAGGAGCATGACCGGCGTTTCAGGAAGGAAGTATTTGACGCTATTAATTCATTTGTTCCGCAAGATGCTCCTGTAAAGCCTGAACCTCCTGCACCGCATATTGAAACGATTGACGAACTTTTGAAAGGTGGAAATTGAAATGGCAACTAGTAATAAACCCGCTCCGTTGAATGCGGTTAATAATCTTAGCAATGTGCAAATTTTGAACGCTGTATGGGCCGATGCTTCCCAGGAATATCAGTCTAGGGTGCCGCTAGCGACACGTGAAAGCTTGCAAGCTACCGGAAACGCTATTCTTAATTATCAGGTATTCTATAATGAATTTTTGCATTCCCTGGTAAATAAGTTTGCGTTTATGTATGTTCATAACAACGTACTCCGCAACAGGCTTGGTGAGTTTAAGCGCGGGCCTATTCCATTTGGATATTCCGTTGAAGAAGTTTTTACCGACATTACGGAAGCAATGGCGTTTGATCCGGAGCTTGCGGAATCTGAACTTTATAAGCGTACTATCCCGAATACTTCCAGTATCTACCATGTCATTAATCGGCAAGACGTGTATCGCCAGACAATTTCTCGTGCCATGCTGCAACGTGCTGTTTATAATGAAGGCGGTCTTTCCAGGCTGATTGAATCTATCGTCCAGGCATTGTATAATAGTGATGAAGTGGACGAGTTTATCATTATGAAATCGCTGATTGCTAGTTACTTTAATGCAGGACTTTTTTATCCTGTGGAAGTAGATGCCGTAGTGGATGAAACCAGTGCAAAAACCATGCTAACTGCTGTTCGTTCTAATGTTCTTTCTTTGGATATTCCGTCCAGACGGTTTAATGCAATGGGAGTAATGCGTACTGTTGCACCGGAAGATCAGGTTTTGGTTATCACACCTGCGGTGGAAGCGGCAATCGATGTGAACGCATTGGCACAAGCTTTCAATATGAGCAAAGCAGATTTCACAGCCCGTCATTTGGTAGTGGACAACTTCGGGCCGAATACAGATAATATTGTGGGCGTACTTTTTGACCGTGAGTGGTTTATTCAGTATGATACCTATTTCGGAACCGAAGCGGTTAGAAACCCTATGGGTCTATATGACAATATGTACTTGCACCATCAGGGAATCTATTCTACCTCTCGATTTGCAAACGCTGTTGTATTTATCTCCAACTCCGCTTCTGTAACCGGTATTACCGTTACCGGTGCTGCGTCTGTAGCTGCTGGAACCTATACCGATATGACTGCTAAAGTAACTGGTACTACATCTAATTATGTGCCTCAGTCGGTTAATTGGTCTATCAGCGGTGAGGCTTCCAGTGGTACCTATATCGACAAAGGCGGAAGGTTGTTTATCAGCAGCAAAGAACCCGCTAATACAACTGGAATCACTGTTACCGCAACTTCTACCTACGACGATTCTATCAACGGCACCGCTACTGTAAAAATAACTGCGTAATGTTAAAAGCCCGTTCACTTCTTTATCATCCAAAGGGGTGAACGGGCTTACATTAAAAGGAGTAATGAATATGCCTTATCCAGTTATAACAAAAGCAGATTTGCTTTCCCAAGTTCCACTAAAGCCAAACGATGATAATGTAATGAGTTTTGTAAATGCCTCTGCACGTGAATCGTATTTTAATGGAAAAGTATTCATGGCAGAAACCAATATCCAATACATGAAAGAACAAGACGAATACAAGGTAAATGCTAACTATGATGATGTTATAGCGAATTGTAATTACCTTAGATTCAACAACGAAAATCGATGGTTTTACGCTTTCATTATGGAAGTAAGATACATAAATCCAAGTACATGTGCTATTACATTTCAAATAGATTATTGGACAACATATCAATTTGATTTACAATGGAAAAACTGTTTCATCGAAAGAGAACACGTAACAGATGATACAATAGGAAAACATACGATTGACGAAGGGCTTTATACTGGAGAAAATATAATTACTGAATTGCCCACTTCAAATATGCCGTACACTATGCCGAACGGAAATGCTCAAATTGTTCCAGTTGTATTAATGAGCGAGTTTGTCTCATATGAGCCTTATGAAGCATTAGAATTAGGCACTCATTGCAATACAATAAATATGGTTCCTCAGCCTTCTTCATTATGGGTTCCTTTAAAGTCAAACGAAACATACGACATTAACACAATTACTCAAAGGCTAGCTAAATTTCTTAAGTACATTAATTCATCTGATATAGGAAAAGGAGACGCGGCGTATGCTTGTTTTTCTGTTCCATATTTAGCTTTTGATGGCGCATCCAGTGATATGTTTTTAGCTGTGGGAGACCCGAATACAAACAAAGGAACCTACTCTCCAAATCTAGGATTTTATTTATTCACAAGTGGAATTAATAATATAATAAAATCTTCTGGATCACAAGTAGATTACAATTTTCAATTTAATGACAATATTGGCAGCTATACTCCTAAAAACAATAAACTATATACATATCCTTATTATTACTATATCATAGACAACAATCAAGGCAATCAAAATATTATGTACAGAGAATATATTACTGGCACAACACCAACAAATAGTAATCCTACGGTTCAATTTAGATTTACTGCAAACATAGCACCTGATTCATCCCTATTCTGTATTGTAAATAGCGGGTATGGAGCAAATGCCCCTAAAAGCAATACGCTGTCTTTAAACAAATTTCCTAAATCCGCTTTAAACTCTAATTTTTATAATAACTGGCTAGCTGGGCATAGCGCGTCTATGAATGTGGCTACTGCAAGCGCTGTAACAAATGCCATTATACCTGGTCTTGCTGGAGGTAATGGGGCATATATGGCCTCTGGAATTGTGGGAGGATTTTTTGAAATTGCGTCTTTAGTAGCTAGGGATAAAGCAATGCAAGTTGTACCAGATAATATGAGAGGAAATATTGCAAACACAGCTAATACTTGCGCGGGTAGAATGGGATTCACATTTTATAAATCTATCCTAAAATCGGAAATATATGAAATGATAGATAACTTTTTTACAATGTACGGATACAAAGTCAACAGAGTTGGAACTCCAGCATTTAGAACACGGCAATATTACAATTACTACAAACTTCCTGTATGTAATGTATTTGGAAACGTACCGGGAGAGGGAATAAAATCTATTACTGAAATGTTCCAGAACGGCGTTACTGTATGGAATACAACGGATGTCGGCAACTATAGAAACGGCGTTAATCCTATAGTATAAAGAAGGTGATAAAAATGTCAAAAGCTAAAAACAGATATACCGGAATAACAGCTATTAAAGGGCCTGATGGACTTCAATATCCGGTTACAGTAAGCGGGCCGTATGCCAGTCTTAGCAATGAAGTTGAAAGAGCATATTTTTCTCATTACTATTACATGATGATAAATTATGCGGTCAGTATGTTTGAATGGATAAACCTGCCGTATGAAATTCCTGAAAAATTTATAGAACGTACTTTATGCCTTGAGGGTTTTGGCTCTTTCTATAAATTGTTAGATACACCAGTATTTATGCGGTCTTTACTGCAAGGGCCCTTTGATATTTACTATGAGCCTAAACGTTTAACGCTAATTGCTGTAAACGGATTTTCTAAACAGGTGGCTAGAGAAGATTGCGTATTATGCTATAACAATTATCTTCGTCAGCCTACAGCCTTTTATCTTGAGACTTATGCGGCTAGGATGGCAAAAGCAGAAGCGTTTATTGAAGTTAATTTTAATACAAGTAAAACCCCTGTGATTATGAAAGCACAAAATAGAAACCAGAAACTTACCCTTGAAAATGCATATGCAAAATTTACCGGAAATTCACCCGTTATTATTGATACTGATAACATGGATTTAAGTTCTCAGTTTGAGGCAATTAATCTAAACGTGCCGTTTCTTGTTCCGCAAGTTGAACAATACAAGAAACAAGTATGGGACGATGCAATGGCTTTCTTAGGGATAAGAAATGTTTACAGCGATAAACGGGAAAGACTGGTAAGTTCAGAGGCTGATGGCAACATTCAGCAAATTGAGATGTCAAGATTTACAATGCTAAACGCCAGAAAAGCAGCATGCGAAGAAATCAATAGAAAATATGGATGGGATATTGACGTACAATTCAGACTTATAACCGATTATGGTAACGGACTTTTAGGTCATGCCCTCGATGATGAACTTATAGAAAGGAGTGTAGAAGATGCCGATAACAATGATGATGATGGATCTGGTGAAAATCCTTAATCAAGATAACCCTAACCCATCTTCTAATTGGAATGATAAGATAAAATATGCAAACAATAAAATTTTTTCATTTGATTACCCTTTCTATGATAACGATAAAAAAGAAGAATTTCAATTAAAATTTACACGCAGATTTATAGATGCAAGATTAGGATTTGAAACTCCTGCACTTTTTATGCTAAAGCTTGAAGATACACTCAATTATATAATGCCATACTATAATGAATATTTCAAATCACAGCTAATGGATTATGATCCTTTAACAAATATGGAAATAGAAGAAATATTCGATAGGAGTAATGACATTAACCGAAATAAAAATATTACTGAAAATGACAACGGAACCAGAAATATTGAAAGAACTGGCAACAATAGCGGAACAGACACTTTAACGAAAAGCGGAACAGAGACAACAGATAAAAACGATACTATGAACGATAATATAAAGCATACTGGTACAGTATCAACGGACGGAAACAGCACAGATACTTATTACGAATTTCCACAAGCTGCTAAATCAACTAGCGGAGATTATGCAACGAACCAAAGAAATATTAGCTCTGATGAAACCGTAACCAATGATCTTACGGACACTGAAACCAAAACCAGCACAGGTGAAGAAACAGTAACGTATAACTTAACAGATAAAAGAGATACTACAGAAACCATTGGAGACAACACCGATGAAACAACTACTAACACAAGAACCACAGAAGATAATGGGCTTGAAAAACAGCTTGAGCATTATGTATCAACTAAAAAAGGTTTAACAGGACAATGGACATATCAAGATTTAATTCGAAAATATAGAGAATTGATTATCAACGTAGACGCTATGATTATGGAAAGCGTTGAAATAAAATCCCTTTTTATTTATTGTGAATAGGAGTGATCTATTATGTATGACCGTATGCCGCCTAAACTTCCTTTCTATTGGAATAGTGTGATTCCGGCAACTCTTGATACGGCTTTAACTTTCGACGAAATGCAATCAAAAATAGTATGGACTGTTAACAAAATACTTGAAAATCAATATTTGACAGTTCCGTATTTAATTAGTCTAGGAACTGAATATACCACGACTTCTATATCTATTAAAGGGATTTTGTTCCAAAATTACACGCCGTTGCAAGTAGATAAAGAATTTGTCATTAATGGCATGAAAGACGGAACATACTACATTAACGTATTTAACGATGCGGCAAATACAGAAGCCGGAAAACCACCTGTACAGTCTAATGATCTTCTGTTCCTTTCTACAGAGTACATGCCTAAAAATTGCACGTCTCTTTATGTATTCGATATCTTAAACGGCAATATAGTTGGTAACAGTATAAGGTATAATGATCTTTATACCGAAATGCATAATGCAGACCCTAACGCGCATCAAGCCCTGTTTGAAGCTGTATACAATAAAATAGAAGAAGAATCCGACGGGCTTCATAATGAGATTGTAACTGAAACGAATCGTGCAAAACAAGCAGAACAGCAATTGCAAGATAATATTGACAATGAGTCCACTGCTAGACAACAAGCGGATACTACTCTGCAAAATAATATTAATGCTGAAAAAACTGCTAGAGAAAATGCGGATACTACTCTGCAAAATAATATTAATGCTGAAAAAACTGCTAGAGAACAAGCCGATACTGCGCTTGGTGAAAGAATAACCGCTGAAACTACAGCCAGACAACAGGCTGACACAAATTTGCAAAATAGCATAAATGCAGAAAAAACCGCGAGAGAACAAGCCGATACTACTCTGCAAAATAATATTAATGCTGAAAAAACTGCTAGAGAAAATGCAGATACAGCGCTGCAAGATTCTATTAACACTCACATACAAAACAAAAATAACCCTCATAATGTTACAGCAGATCAAATTGGAAATGTTGTTAAGACTATAAATAATCTTGTAAATAATATTTCAATAACTGGTGGACGTGGAACCAATGTCTTAACTTCTTCAAATTCCATTGCTATAACAGGCCCTATGTATGATGTACCAAGTAACCCAAGCCTTGACAATATGCTAAACACTGGTATATACGCGTTATCAGCCAATGTCGAGTATACAACTACTTATAGTGGCCTTCCCAATAAAACCGGATGGCTTTATCTGCTAGTTTATGCAGTTGGAAATGCGAAAAAACAAATAATATACAATACTGACGGAACTGCATATCGACGGGAAAACGCTCAAACTAATTGGCTACAGTTATATTCTGAAAGCGGAGGCGGTGGCACTGCGGGTGTTTCAAGCATTAATTCGTTAACAGGCGCACTTACATTAAATGGAGACCAAGGCGTAAGAATTACAACTACAGTAAATGCTATTCACGTTAGCGGACAATACTATGTTCTTAGTCAAAATACATCTATAAACGGGACATTACGTCCAGGAATAACAGCGGCTGGCAATTACGCATTTACAAATACACCACAAAATAAAAGCGTAATGTATGTAATAACTGTAGATTATAAATCAAATGAATATATCTATGCACAATATGCTGTTTGCTTTGATTATTCCATTTATAGACGGCTAAGTAATGCTGATGGAAGTATGGCAACTGAATGGTATTACAATGGCGTAACAGACATAAATGGTACTAAAGGCAGTATTACATTTGAAGCAAGAAATGGGGTCAGCATTTCTAAATCGGGTAATACTTTTACTGTCTTAGGGCCTATAGCCAGAAGTCCAAATTTCAGCCTAAATACAAATAATTCAGTTGGAATATTTTCGTTTGATTATGATTCGTCACCCGTTGGAATGCCAACCGAAGCGACTAACGCGTACGTGATGCTACAGGTAATGACAGATGGTACTAATTCTATAGAAAGTTATACACAATTAGTAATAGATAAAGATGATGGAAAAATGTTCACAAGAACAAAAAACAATAATGGATCACAAGCAACGGCATGGAAACTAAGCAGCTACAGCCCAGCATTGGATAATCAAACTATAACACTTGATTCGCTTGCGCCTAATTTAGGCATTCAAAATTTGACTTTACAATTAGAACAGTACAGAGGAGTAACATTCAAAGCAAAATTTTATGTGCCGTTTGCTGTTAGTAACTCGAATTCACCTTTAACTGAAATTGCTCTATGGAGTTTACCCGAAGGCTGGGCATTTGATGAAGATCAATATATACCGTTGTATATTAGATCAGTAAGCAGCGGAGCGTCTAGTTTCGGTTATATTCAATGTAGTAACAATGCAATGCAACTTATAATTGGCGGAACAGGACAATCTATTCCGGCTGGATGGGTTGTAAGATTCTGCAATAGTGATGTATATTTAGTTAAATCTGGTGCATAATTATTAAAATTAATGACTATAATTACAGTTAAAATTTATGTCACATTTGCATAAATATATTTTTTCATATACAGTCAATATGCATAAATTGAATTGTGCAAAATTTATGTCACATATGCATAAATATTTCATTCTTATACAGTCAATATGCATAAATTGGTTTGTGCAAAATAACTAAAAACCATCGAAGAATCCTCCGGTTCTTTGGTGGTTTTTTCTGCGCACTATATT